TACGCAACTGAGTGCAATCTAAATTGTATTTATAACTATATTACCTACTAAATAAGTTAGTATAAATTTTATGGCTATTTATAGGCTAATTTAGACACTTTGTCGACTGCATAGTACATAGACATACCTAAACTTGAGAAAATAGGTGCTTACCTATTGTATGAGCTATCTATGTGGATTTTTCGGGATGGTATACCCCATACCCTTTCCATTCGTAAAATCAATGGTGCAACGCTGATGTGCCCTTCACATTTTTGATATAAAACATTGTTTTCACCAATTTTAACTTTTGTATTGTTGTTTTGGTATAATAGTTGTAGCTTTGACTTCAATACTTGGTAAAGCCTCTTAGCAATAACGTAACCAAGTTAAAGTATAAACTATGAAAGATACTTGTGCAAAGAGAAACTATAAGTGCAAATGTGGTGTTGTCCAGGAGGAGTATGTTTGGAGCAGTCAGATTAGGGAGGTGCAGTTTGAGTGTAGGAAGTGTGGGAACTGGCTTGGGTTTAACAACATCAAGGTAGATAAGGTAGTGAGTATTGTGTCTATCAGAACGCCAACCAAAAACCGATAATATGAACGCAGAGTTTAAGGACATAACGAAAGAAGCATTTATCATTGCTTATAGGGAGAATTTTGGAAATATTACCATAGCTTGTCAAGCGTGTGGGATTAGTAGGACTATGTATCAGAATTGGATGAAGAATGATAACGAGTTTAAGAAGGCTTTGGCTGAAATAGAGCCAGAGGAGATTATGTTGGATTGGGGGGAGCACAAGTTGATGGAGAGGATTACTAAGGGCGATACTTTGGCTACGATGTTCTTGTTAAAGACTAAGGGCAAGAGAAGAGGGTACATTGAAAAGACTGAGGTGGCTCATGAAGGGGATGTGGTGAAGCAGATTACGGTGAACGTAGTGAAGCCATCAGAATTACCTAACTTGCAGAAGCAGCTCGATGGAGATGAGAATATAATAAACTTCGATACTCAGAAAGATAACAGCTTTACTGTTCCAGCCACATTGGCTTCCGAGATACCAGAGATTCCATTATATGACCATAGCAAGGGTGAGTTGTTAGATATGAACGACCAAGATGAGTTTGAAGAATAGTTTGATTGATAAATCAAGGTTTATTGATTGATAAAGTTTTCTATTGGTAAACTTTGTGCCTAAATAAGTAGTAATACTACCAAAATTAGAATATGTGTCAAAAAACGCCATTTCTGACTTATGTTAGGGGCCTACCCTCTATAAAACCAAAAAGTATTAGTTTCGCTTTACCAAAGCCAATTTTTTAATTTTTTCCTAATGCCCTATGAACGTAACCACCAACATCGTTTTCGAGATACTGCAAAACAGCCAAAAAAAAATATCTGTTATGCAAGGCGGAACAAGGTCTGGCAAAACCTACAATGTATTGACCTGGTTTATCGTAAAATTGCTACAAGAAAAAGGGAAGACACTAACTATCTGCCGTTCATCGTTGCCATCCATAAAAGGCTCAGTAATGAGAGACTTTATAGAAATTCTGTCGAAATATGGCCTATACTCAGAAGAAAAGCACAACAAGTCAGAAAATCTTTACTTCTTAGGAGGCAACACCGTAGAGTTTGTCTCTACAGACCAGCCACAAAAAATAAGAGGTCGTAAAAGAAACTATCTGTTCATTAACGAGGCCAACGAGGTTAACTACGAATCTTGGATGCAGTTAGCACTAAGAACCACAGATAAGATTGTAATTGACTATAACCCTTCAGATTACTACTCTTGGATATACGATAAGGTAATTACCAGAGAAGATGCTGACTTTACCATCACTACTTACAAAGACAACCCATTCCTTGAGAAATCTTTGGTGGAGGAAATTGAGAGACTAAAGGATGCCGACCATGAATATTGGAGAGTTTATGGTTTAGGTGAACGAGCAATATCGGAAGCAACTATTTATACCCATTGGAAACGCAGAAGAAACTTCCCAGAAGGAGGGGAAATATTTTATGGACTGGATTTTGGCTACAACAATCAAACCGCACTGGTGCGAATCAAACACTTCGACAATGAGATGTTTGTGGAGCAACTCATCTACGAAACTAAAATGTCTACATCACTACTTATCGATAGGTTAAAGTCTTTTGGCTTTGACAAGCGAACTGAGATATTTGCTGATGCCGCTGAACCCAAGACCATAGCTGAGATTAATAAGGCTGGATTTAGCCTTAAATCGGCTGTTAAAGATGTTTTTGCTGGTATCAACAAGGTAAAGTCATTTCCGCTTATAGTTAAAAGCGATTCGTTAGATTTGTTGGATGAGTTTAAAAACTATAAATGGAAAACTGATAACGATGGCAATACGTTGGATGAACCAGTTAAGTTTAGAGACCACTTGATGGATGCCATGAGGTATGCCATATACTCAAAATTTGCCAAACCGAAAAGAGGTTGGGTAGTGTAGGCTAAAAATTTGTTACTTTTGTAAAAATATCATATAGCGTGAAATTAACTGACATATTCGGAGCCATTAACCCTTTTCAACAAAAGGCACAAGCTCATAATGGAATGATACAAGTTACCAGTCCATTTGCCGATTTTGGAGGATTACTTGCTGGAAGAACTTTATATCCAGAACTTAACCAAAGAAAATTTGTACTTGACTACGAAAACAATAGTGAGGTGTACGCCATCATTAAGCGTATATCAAAAACTGTATCTACTGTTCCATTTTACGTTTACAAGGTAAAGGACAAAAAATCCCTTACTCGATATGAGTCAATGACTAAAAACTCATCTACTACTCAAGACTTAGCTAAGGCCGAGTTGATTAGAGTTAAAGCAGTAAGTGAGATTGCAGACTCCCCATTAAATAGCTTATTAGAAAAACCAAACCCTTATCAATCTCTTTCTGAGTTTATTGAAAGCGTTATTGGTTATAAACTTATTTGCGGCAATTCTTTTGTATGGGCTAACCGTTTAGAAAGCGGTAAGGTTCAAGAATTAGTCGTGCTCCCTCCGCAATACATGGCCATAATTTCTGATGGTACTATCAATGGGGTTGAAGGTTATTCTTTTACACTTGTTGGATGGGATTTCTTAGATGCGAAAGACGTAATCCATCTAAAATACTTCAACCCTTATTTCGATACCAATGGGTCACAGCTCTATGGGCTGAGTCCTCTTCAAGCTGCATATAGAACGGTACAACGTAGCAACGATGCGAAAGATACATCTGTTGGTATGTTACAGAATCAAGGCCCTAAAGGTATCTTATATGCTGATGAGTCTAACAACTTTGGACAAGAAGAAGCTGGTAAGTTAAAAGAAGATTTCTACAATCAGTACGGAACTAAGAGCCAAGGACAAATCGTACAGAACGCTGGTAAGATTTTGATTGCTGGTGCTAAGTTAGGATGGGTTAATATGGGATTATCTCCTATCGACCTTCAGCTTTTAGAATCAGAGAAAGTTACCCTTAGAGAACTTTGTAATGTGTACGGTGTGAACTCTGCTTTGTTTAACGACCCAGATAACAAGACTTATAACAACATGAAAGAAGCTAAGAAGGAAATGCTTACGCAAGTAGTACTTCCAGAATTAGTGGCACTTCGTGATGCTTTCAATAGATTCTTTGCAGCAGAAATTGGCAATGGCTACTATATCGATTTCGATATTACAGTGTTCCCAGAGTTACAAGAGGACATGAAGGAACTTTCTGGTATCTTATCTCAGTCTTGGTGGATTACCCCTAACGAGAAAAGAGCAGCTATGCGTTACGATACTTCTGAAGACCCAGCTATGGATGAAATATTTATCCCAGCAGGTTACTTGCCTATCGATGAGCTTACTATGTTGCAAGACCCAAGAGATGCACAACAGCAAGGAGATTACAATATACCGCCAGTGAAGAACGAAGGTTTTTTTTTGAGCAAGAGTGAAAAGTTAGATGAGGTTTACTCTAAGTACAAGTCTGTTACTAACATGGGCTATGCAGAATTAGAAGCCTGGTCTAAAACAGAATGTTCAAAGAAAGCATCTTTAGATAGAGCACCGATAGAAAGGAATTTAAGATTGTTGTCTAAGAGCAAAGAAGAGTGGACATCTAAGGACATAGAAGATGCTAACAGAACAATCAGCTTTGTAAGCAGAATGAAAGGAGCAGAACAAGGAGAACCAGCATCAGAAGGATGCCCTTCTAAAAGAGATATATCACTTAAAAATTGGGCTTACGACCCATCAAAATAATAACTATGGAACTTAAATCATTTGATGAAGCCTTTAAGGTTGTAGAAGATAATTTATCAGAGAAGCGAGTAAACAAGACTAATCCAAAAGGTATTAGTCATGCAAACAGCTTAATCTCAAGTGGTGACGTTACTAAGCCATCATCTTGGGAAAGACCATCTGTAGAGATGGAGAATGCTTACATAGAGGAGAATGGATGGGATGAGTTCTCTAAATGGTTTTTAGGTGTTGATACCGCTATGGACAAAGAAACTAAAGGACACTATGGCTACATATATACTTCTGATTTTAAAACAGTTGATAGGGAAGGATTACGAGCAATCAGACAAAGGTCGGCACAAAACGGACTAAAAGGTGTGTTTGCAGCAGCAGGAAAAATGATTGAAGCTATAGACGGAAAAGAATAATGGCTAAGATAGTTACTCCTTCTCAGCAGTTCGCTTTGCAGCAAAAGATTGCAAGGAAGTCAGTAAGAGAGTATCAGCCTAAAATATTGGCTGCTTTACAATCTGACTTTGACAAGGCTGCTCAGTTGGTTAAGGACTACGGAGTTCAGCAAACTATCAATAATCAGAATGCGTTGTTTGACGGCAAAGAGATTAATAATATTTTACGAACTTTGTACGAGACGACTGGTGGATATACTGCCATGACGTATGAAAAGATATTTGACAAGTTTAAAAAAGAAGAATCAGTAGATTTAGACCCTCTGAACATCATGGATGAATGGTTGGCTTTTATGTTGTCTTATTGGACAACCTATAGCGGAACTAAGATGTACGGAATTGAAAATACTACCAAGAATGAGATTACAAGGATATTGAACGGCTCTATTAGATACGGACAAGAAAATAACTTGAGTCTTAACGAGGTTAATTCACTTGCGATTAAAAACCTACAAGAAGGGAAAATTAACAACGCAAGGAGTCTGCTGATTGCAAGAACGGAATCACATCAAGCATTAAGTGCTGGTATGATGGGTGCAGTTAAATTTGTTAACATACCTTTGCTGAAGCAATGGGTGGCAGCAGATTATCCTGCTAAGAATAATAGGTATAGAAGTTGGCATAGGGCATTGGATAGACAAACCAATCCAGATGCAGGAGGAGTAAGAATACCGATTAATCAGCCGTTCCTTGTGAATACGCCAGAAAGAGGAGTAATTGAGATGCAATACGCACATGATGCAAACGGAGGTGCAATGAATAATTGTAACTGTAGATGTTGTACGGTGTTTATTGCTTAAACAAAAATATATGAGTAATTTTTATAACAAGAAAGCAGTTAGTGGTGCACCAGTCGATATGGCTGATGACACAAGAACCATTGAGGTTTACTATTCTGCATTTGGTAATGTAGATAGCGATGGCGATGTAATTATGCCAGGCTCATTTACAAAGTCTATTAAAGAGAATGGCCCACAAGCAAAGAATAGAATCTGGCACTTGTTCAACCATTCTACAGACAAACCAGTAGCTAAGCCAAAGGAATTGGTGGAAGATGCTTTTGGTTTAAAGGCAATCGTTAAGATGCCTAATACAACTTTAGGTAGAGATACTTATGAGTTGTATAAAGACGGTCATATCACAGAGCATAGCATTGGATTCCAGACTGTAAAGTCTCAAGCTAAATCTGGATATAACGAGATTCAAGAAATTAAATTGTTTGAAGGTTCCTCAGTTTTATGGGGTGCCAATTCTAATACGCCAACCGTTATGGTTAAGTCTGAAATTAAGTCAACTCTAATTGATGAGATAGCTAAAACTATCAAGTCATTGAGAAATGGTTTCTATACTGACGAAACTTTTGGTTTGTTAGAGTTAAAGCTCAAGCAATTACAACAATATCTTGCTGAGATGGAAGAAGATGAATCAGTCGCTTCAGAAGAACAACCGCCAGTAGATGCTCCAACTGAGTTGCAACCAGTAGGGGAATCAGAAGATGAGGCATTGGAAGATGAAGATGACCCGATGGTTTCCATTGAATTAGAGGTAAACAAATATTTACAATCATTTAAAATTTTCAACTAATGGTAGAAGAAATTAAAAATGCATTCGAAGGCATCAAAACAGAAGTATCTGGAGCAATCGAAAATGCAAAAGCTGAAAGTGCAGTAGCAGTAGAAGGCTTAAAAACTGAATTAGAAGAATTAAAATCTCAAATCTCTGTAGTTAAAGATGCTGCAGACAAATTAGAGGCAAAAAGCAATCGTAAAACAATGAACGAAAATCAATTTAAAGGTTTCAATGCCACTTTAGGTGAGCAAATTGAAAAGAATGCGGACAACATCGCAAAATTAGGTCGTGGTGAAATGAAGAACACTTCTTTCATTATGGACACTAAAGCAGTAGGTAACATGACAGAAGCAGTTAACTTGACTGGAGATATTCCTCGTCAGTATGCTAACCAAGTTTATGGTTTACCTTCTCGTAAAATCCACGTTAGAAGTTTGTTACCAGTAGGTACAATCTCTCAAGGATTATTTACTTTCCCTCAAGAAACTGGTGGTGAAGGTGCTCCTGCTAACCAAACTCAAGGTAGTGCAAAGGCTCAAGTTGATTTCGATATCAGCATGGTTAATGCTCCTGCACAAGTTATCGCTGGTTACGTTAAAATCTCTCGCCAAATGTTAGATGACGTTCCTGCTATGACTTCTTTCTTACAATCTCGTTTGTTAGAGAAATACTTAGTAGCTGAAGATGCTCAGTTATTATTTGGTTCTGGTTCTGGTGTTAACTTGACTGGTTTGACTATCAACGCTGCTGCTCCAACTGGTGCTGCAACTGTAGATGTTGAGCAATTAGTACAAGCTATCGCACAAGTAGAAGCAAGTAACTACTCTGCAACTGGTATCTTGATTAACCCTACAGATTGGGCTAACATCGTGAACACTAAGAACACTAACTCTGCGTACTCTTTACCAGGTTCTACAGTGGTTACAACTGATGGTCAATTATCTATCGCTGGTATTCCTATCTTCAAGTCTACAGCAATGACTGCTGATAAGTTCTTAGTAGGAGACTGGTCAATGGGTGCTCAAATCATGCAACGTAACGGTATCTCTGTTCAATTCTTTGACCAAGATGGTAACAACGCTATCGAGAACATGATTACAGTTCGTGTTGAGGCAAGAATCGCATTCCCTATCTACTACGCTGGTGCGTTTGTATATGGTGATTTCGGTAACGTAGCTTAATCTTAGATTAACTCAAATATAAAGGGGTGGCCAAAAGCTGCCCCTTTTTTATGTCTACTATATTTTAGTTATTTTTGTAAAAATATCGGTATATGCAGATTATAAGGGATGTCACAACCACAATAGAGCCAGTTTCAGAACCAATAACATTGGCCGAAGCTAAGAACTATCTAAAGGTTGACTTTGATGATGATAACGACTTAATTAGCTCTTTAATAGTGGCTGCAAGGGTTAGATTAGAAAAATATGCTGGGGTGGCTATGACAGCTCGTACTTTACAAGTTGTAGCCTATGTAGATGAGTTTATAGAATTACCTTATGCTCCACTTAACAATATCACTAAGGTTGAATATTGGGATAACAATGATTGGACAGAAATGACTATACCTCAGTACAATATCTTAGGCACCACTTACAAGAAGCTATACATGAACTCCTTTACTCACATGGAGTTTAGATTCACTTATACTTGTGGTTACTCAACTACTCCTGCTATAATGAAAACAGCTTTGTATAAGATACTTGCTGATTTATACGATTACAGAGAATCTTCTGTTGAGGATAGCAAACCAAATGCTAATATAGCATCTGCATACGAACTAATGAAGCCTTATAAACGAGTAAGCATAATATTATAATGATAAGTAGACTTAAAAATAGGATTACTTTCCAATCTAAGGTTTCAGAATCTGATGGTGCTGGTGGTCAAATCTTAACTGATGTTGACTACTATACTTGTTGGGCTGAGATATTTAGGGATAATCAAAACAAGACAAACATAGCTGGTAAGGATTCTATATCAGATAACATTGTTTTTAGGATAAGAGATGCCAATAGTATCTCTATTTCTAATGACCTTACTATTTTGTATGATAGCAATATCTACTTGATTAGCAGCGTAATAGATGAATTTGACGGTCATAACTTTTTGAGAATCACTTGTTCTACATTAAAGAGAGTTGGTACTTGGGATAGTATTACTGCTTTCTGGGAGAATATTAGTACAACCTGGGAAACTACTTAATGTCATTTACTATAAATAAAACAGCAAGTATTACTAACCTATCAAAAAGGTTAAAAGAGGCACCATTTTTAGTTACTCAGCAAGTTCAGAAGATAATCAATGAGTCTGTTATAACTATAGAAAATAACGCAAGAGCAAGGGCACCGCAAGGTAAAACTGGTTTATTAAAGGCTTCTATTTATAGCACTCCTTACAATATGAACGCAGGAGCAAAGGTTGGTTCTCGAGGTCGTATGGGTAGAAGGTCTAATTACTCACCTTTTGTAGAGTTTGGTACTGGTAATGATTTTCAAATTCCAGTGTATAGAAACCTTAATATGAATCAACTTGAGGGCTATGCGTTAAGTTTTAAACGGAGTAATGGAAATTTAGTAAATTTGCCCCATAGACCATTCTTATTCTTGTCGGCTTCAGAAGAACTATATAAAATGGTTAATAAAATAAAAAAAATTAAAATATAATGGCTACTCTTCAAGGTAAAGCGGTAAAAAATACATATAGACAAGTACTACAGATTGGTGCTAATAATGTTGGAGTAAGTGGTACTTTACAGCCAGTTCAAGATGGTGCTGGGGTAAACACTGCTTTATCTCTTTCTACTTTAGCTGCAACTGTTAATGGTGATTTAACTATTACTGGCGACTTGATTATTACTGGTGGTGGAATACAAATTAAAGACCTTATCGATGATACTGTAGCAGCATTGATTCAAAATGGTACTGGAATTACATGGACTTATAATGATGGTGCTGCAACCTTAACTGGTAACTTTACTGGAACTACAAGCGTTGTACCAGAAGGTAGCAATTTATACTATACTCAAGGTAGATTTGATTCAGCTTTCGCTGCTAAGAGCACAACAAACTTGGCAGAAGGAACGAATCTTTATTTTACAACTGCAAGAGGTAATGCAAACTTTGCAACTAACCTTGCGGCAAGTGATACAGATGATTTAGCAGAAGGTGCTACTAACTTGTATTTTACTAATGCAAGAGCAAGAACTGCTTTAAGCGTGACTGCTGGAACTGGCCTTTCTTACAATAACACAACTGGTGTTTTTAACTTAGCTGCTATTCCTAATGCAAGTTTGACTAATAGCTCAATAACTATTAATGGTCAAGCAGTATCGTTAGGTGGTTCAGTTACTTTGACTACAACAAACATTGCAGAAGGAACTAACTTATATTGGACAGAAGCGAGAGGCAACTCTAATTTCACAACTAATTTAGCTGCTTCAACTACAACTAACTTAGCAGAGGGTACAAACCTATATTACACTCAAGCAAGATTTGATACTGCTTTTAGCAATAAGAGTACTACTAATTTAGCTGAAGGAACTAACCTTTACTATACTCAAGCAAGATTCAATAGTGCTTTAGCTGCAAAGACTACTACAGATTTAGCAGAAGGCACAAACTTATATTATACAGATGCTCGTGCAAGACTTGCATTATCATCATCTGCGACTGGATTATCTTACGCTAACAATAGTGGTGTATTCAGCTTAACTGCTGGTTATGCGATTCCTACTACTGTTAAATTAGGTGAATACGATATAGCTTACAATCGTTCTATCGTATCTGCTGCGGTAACTGGTACATCAACAAAGACTTTAAGCCTAACTCAACAAGATGCTAACGTAATAACAGCAACTTGGACTGACCAAGGTATAACAACAATAAATGGAACTGCAAATCAAATTGCAGCTACAACTGTAGGTAACACTACAACTCTTGCATTTACGAATGATGTTACAATGCCTAACAACTTAGTTGTAAGCGGTAACTTAACTATTAATGGTACTGCAACTTATGTAAATACTGAATCAATATCTTCTAAAGACCCATTGTTTGAAGTAGCTAATACTAACAATACAACAGATGCGGTTGACATTGGATATTATGGTAGATACTATGATGCTGTTCAAGAAAGAGTAGAGTTTACTGGATTATTCAGAGATGCTTCTGATGCTGGTAAGTTTAAGATATTTACTGGTTTAGTAGATGAACCTACAAACGTAGTTAACACTACTGGAACTGGTTATACAGTTGCAACTTTAGTTGCTAACGTAGATGGTAACTTAGCTGGTACTGCAAACGCTGCAAACATCTTATCTACTGCAAGAACAATAGCTGCAAGTGGAGATGCTGCATGGTCAGTTAGCTTCGATGGTTCTGCAAACGTAACATCTGCTTTAACATTGGCTAATACTGGTGTTACTGCAACAACTTACGGAACTTCTACTGCTGTGCCTACAATCGCTGTAGATAGCAAGGGTAGAATTACAAGTGCTTCAAATACAAATATTACATTCCCAGTTACAACAGTTAACGGATTTGCTGGAACAGTAGTTTTAACAACATCAGATGTTGCTGAGGGAACAAATCAATACTTTACTACAGCAAGAGCACAAGCTGCTATTACTGGTGGTGCATCAAGCGTAGTAACTGCTAACTTAACTGCTTCAAGAGCATTGGTTTCTGATGGTAGTGGTAAGATTGCAGCAAGTGCGACTACAACAACTACAGAAATAGGTTATTTAGCTGGTGTTACAAGTGCTATACAAACTCAGCTTAATGGCAAATTAAACTTGACTGGTGGTACTTTGACTGGCGGATTAATAGGAACTACTGGTAGCTTCTCAAGTAGCGGTAGTGGAGATACTTTCACTATTGGCCATACAAGCGGAAGTGGTATAGCCTTAAACATCACTAAGAATGGTAACGGAGAAGGATTATATATAAACAAAGCAAGTGGTAGTGGTAACGCTGCAACAATCATAGGTACTTTAAACGCAACTACTTTAGTCAAGAGTGGTGGTACATCATCTCAGTTTTTAAAGGCAGATGGTAGCGTGGATTCTAATGCTTATCTACCTTTAACTGGTGGTACACTTACTGGTGCTTTAAGTGGCACAACTGCTGCATTTACTGGTAATGTTACTGCAGGTTCTATTTTCCAAAATACATATCATTATTTTAAATCTTATGCTGGTACTGGTAATCAACAAATAGCAATATTAGGAAGTAATAGTGCAATATTTGGAGGTTATGTAAAAATCATAAATGATGGTGGTGCTTCTGGTACAAGAGGTATAAGATTAGGAATAAATGTTAACGGCACTCAACCAGAAAATGGTTCAGATGTACTTACTATACAAGATACTGGCGCTGCCGTATTTTCAAGTAGTGTAAGCACAACAGAATTGCTTTTAAATAATATATCTGCATTAACTCAAGTAAGTAGTTATACTGTAATTAGAGATTCAAATGCAAGAAATACATTAATTTTAGGAAATTCAGATGCCCCACAAAATTTTTATGACAATACAGAGCATTATTTTAGAAATAGAGCAGGAACTATAACACAATTAATTATTAATTCTGCAGGCAACATAGGAATTGGAAACACAGACCCACAATATAAAACTCAAATTACAAGTACATCTGCAAATAATGTAACAAATGTATTAGGATTACATAATGGAAGCAATCCAGCAGGAGCTGGTACTGGAGTAAGATTGTTATTTAAACTATCCAATTTTGAAAGTGCTGCTGAAACAAGAAAATTTGCTTCTATTGAAGGTATAGCTACTGCTGATTATAATGAAGCTATTGATTTAGTATTTAAAACAAAAGCAAATAATTCTGACCCTGCAGAAAGATTAAGAATAAATAGTGTTGGAAGTGCTACATTTAGCAGTTTAGGCACTGGAACGGTAACAGCAACAAGTGGAACATTGTCTACTGTTTCTGATATGAATTTAAAAGATGAAGACGGATTTATAAATAATGCTTTAGAAAAAGTATTAAAGTTAAAACCAAGATATTTTCATTGGAAAGAGGAAAGTGGATTACCAACTGATTTAAGGCAGTTAGGATTCTATGCTCAAGAGGTAAATGAGGCATTAGGAGAAGAAGCTGCAAACACTCCAAAAACTGAAAATGACAAATGGGGTATTTATGATAGAGGTATGATTGCATTTTTAACTGCTGCTATGCAAGAGCAACAAGTTCAAATAGAAGAATTAAAAGCATTGATTGCAGCTAAATAATTTTACCTAAATTTGTAAAAATAACCAAATATGACAATAACATTAAACGCAGAGCAAATTAAGCAATTAGATGGCTTTTTTCAAGAGTTACCGACAAAGTATGGCTTACCCCTTATTAAGTTCTTTGGTGAGCTAAATGAGGCTCAAAATGGGCAACAAACGGATTCTAAAGAAGTAGAGGTAGAAGGATAATGAAAGACTGCGGATATGCTATACGAAAGGCTTATTTCGACAAGATAAATGCTAACAACTACGAGTTATCGGTATATGATACCATAGCTCCAGATGGTGCCGAGCCTCCATTCTTGTTGATAAGTTCTCAGACATCAGTAGAAAATAGCGACAAAACAAGCTATAACTTTGATGTAAGCATACAGTTTGACATTGTATATAGGACATTTAAGTCTGGAGAGGTAGGTCAGAAGTCAGTGGATGAATGGGCTAATGGCTTATTGGAAATCATAGGAGTAGCTCCTGCAGATTACCCAAATGCTTCTCCAGATTTCAAAATAGTTACAAGGAATATGGTGTCAAACCAGGCTACTTTTGACTATGTAGAAGAAACATATATTTTTAGAAGAGTTATAGTGGTAAATCACTTTGTAACTCAAACAACATAAATAACATAAAAAAACAAATAAAATGGCAACAACTGGTGTATTTAACGGAACCCTATTGGTAGTAAAGATAGGTGGAGTAGCTGTAGCTCACTCTACATCTTGTTCTTTATCAGTATCAACAGACTTACCAGATTCTACTACAAAAGATAGTGGCGGATGGGCGGCTCAAATTCAAGGACTTCGTTCTTGGTCAGTAACTACAGATGGTTTAGCGGTAATCGAATCTGCTGCTGCTGGTGTAAACGTAGAAGATTTATTTTCTTCTGTAAGTTCAAGAACTGATGTAACTTTGACTTTCTCTACTTTCGTAAGTGGTGACAAGATTTGGACTGGAACTGCACAAGTTGAGTCTTTAGACTTTACTGGTGACATGGAATCTCCAGCTACTTTCTCTGCATCATTCACTGGAACTGGAGCATTAGTGATGACTACCAACGCATAAACTAAAAACCAAAATATATGAGAGGACAATTTAACCTATCACTTTCTGATGGTAAGGTAATACCGCTACGTTTCTGTACATGGTCTTTAAAGAGATTCTGTCAGTTACAAGGTATTAGCCCAGCAGAGATAGGAACAGCTTTAAGTGGTGAATCTGCTTTAGACGCTATCGTTAATTTAGTAAAAGCTGCTGCTGAATACCCTTTTTACAAAGAAGGTAGAACGCCAGACTTTAAGGATATTGATGTATGCGATTGGATTGATGACATTGGTGGTATGGCTGGAGCACAATTCCAAGATATCATACTTGCATTATCTCAAAGCATGAATAGCGGATTAGAGCAACCTGGTTCTACGTCAACAGAGGCTGGTGAAGAAAAAAAAAATTAGAATGGATTGACATAGAAAGATATACAATGGGGGAGTGTCAAATACTTCCCCATTTGTTTTGGGAGATGACCATGGCTGAATTAGACTTTGTTTGGTATGGTTATAGGCATAAAGAAGAGCAAGAGTGGGTAAAAACAAGATGGCAAACTACCATACTTGTCAATATGCAGCTACCTAAAGGAAAGAAGGTAAAGCCTACCGAACTTTTAGAGTTAGATTGCGACAAGAGGAATAGAAAGAAGAATGTTAAGATAATGAGTAACGAAGAGTTACAAGAGGTTCTAAAGAAATACGAAAATATTAAACCAATATAATAATGGCGAATCAAGAAGGTATTGATATTATAATTAAGGCCACCGACCAGTACACAAAAACCATAAATAACATTACGGCTTCTAATGAGCTAATGGGTAAAAGTGTTAAGAGTGTTCAAAAGGAACTTGACGCAACTACCAAATTATGGACAACTCTTAGAGTACAAGGACTTGACCCTGCAAGTGCATCAATGAAGGTATTGAAAATGAATGCAGAGCAATTGACCTTTACTCTTAATTCAATGAAAACTGCTGCAACTGGAGCTGGTAATGCAATAAATGGAAGTGCAGGTGGTTTAAAAAAATCAAATCAATTATATACTAATCTTGCCTTGGTTGTACAAGATTTGCCTTATGGATTTAGAGGTATTCAAAATAACCTTCCTGCTTTGCTTGGTAGTATTGCAGGAGTTGGTGGTGCCGCATATTTAGCATTTTCAGCAATAATAGCTGGGTTTACTATGTGGGATGAAGCACAAAGAAAAAAAATAGCAGAAAATAAGAAACTTAAAGAAAGTGAAAATGAAGTAGCAGATTCAATAAATAAATCTACTGCAAGTGCTTATAGCGAAATCGCTTCAATAAAATCTTTAACAGAAATAGCACAAAACAATAATGTTTCTATGGCTAAAAGACTTCTTGCTGTAAAAAAATTGCAAGAAGAATATCCAGCTTATTTTGGTAATCTAAATAAAGAGAAAATATTAAGCGGTGAAGTAAAAACTGCTATTGATGGAGTAACAGTTTCTTTATTAGCGAGAGCAAAAGCAAGTGCTATTGAAGGGAAGATAGGAGAAATGGCTGCTCAAGATTTGACAGATAGTGAAAGAAAAAATACTTTGCAGGATGAGAATAATAAGTTAGTTGCCGAAAGAATTAAGTTACAAAATATAATTGACCCAGGAGAAGATAGAAAGACAGCTGAATATATTGCAAATAATTATAATAAGATAGTTTGGGCTGAAAATAGATTAGTTGAAATTAAAAAAATTAAATTAAAAAATGACCAAGAAATAGACGCACTTGGAGTTAAGTTAAATAATTCAACATTAAAACAAATTAATCTTCAGTATTTATTAAATGGTTTAAAAGGTGAGTCTATAGATTTAGATAAAACACTTTTAAAAACTGACAAGCCAAAAGATGTTAAGGAAGAAAAGCAAAAGACTTATGATTTATTAGCTTATACAAAAACATTTTATGATGCAAAGTTAGCTTATGCAGTTGATGATGAACAAAAGCAATTAGAAATATTAAATCAAGAGCAATTAGCTTATGATGGTATGTATGCTTTAAAGATAATTTCTGATATTGAATATGCAAAAAGGTCAGCAGAAATTTATAAGCAAATTTATGGTATTAGAACTAATTTACTTAAAGAACAAGAAACTGAATCAAAAAAAGTATCTGATAGAGAATTACAAAATTCTTTAGATTCATTAAAAATACAATCTGATGTAGCAACTAAAATAGCTAATTCAAGCGGTAAGGCTACTTCTGCTGATAGAATAGCTATATTAAATGAATATAAAAATGCCTTATATGATTTAGCTTCTATTGGTGGCTGGACTGCAGAACAGTTTGATAAAATAGATGATGCTCTAAAAAGAGTTAATGGTGCAATAGAAGGTTCTAAAGATAATCTAAGAGATTATGAAGTTAGCTGGACAGATACATTAAATGTTATTAATAAAGCTATTGTTGATTTTGTTACAAATTCTATAGTTTCTTTATCAGAAAATCTTGGACAATTATTAGCTGGAGAAAAAGTACAGCCATTTGTAGCATTAACAGAATTATTAGCTGATGCTTTAAGTCAAATAGGTAAAGCATTAATAACATTAGCAGTTACGCAAAAATTAGCTTTATTATCGCTAAGCAACCCTCTTACATGGCCAGTAGCATTAGCGGCTGGTATTGCTGCAGTTGCGGCTGGTGCTGCCTTAAAATCATCTTTAAATGCTAAATCTGGAAATAGTAGTGGTGGTA